ACATGAAAAACGTTATACAGGTAATGGCCATGAAGAATATGTATCTGTGATGAAAAAAGGATTACAAACTGGTAATCTACATGAATTTGAAAGAGGTTATCAATGGTACATGAAAGTACCTGATACAAAATTAATGACAAAATTAAATACCATGTTTGAGTTTTACAAAACATTTGAAGATAGTAAACGAGAAAGTAGTTTACCTAGTAATGATATATACGAAGACCTATACGAAAATGGTATCTCATACATGAAAATTGATACTACAGAATTAAGAGATATGGTAGATGATGAGATTAAAAAGTTAATCGTATTACCTGATTGGCGACCACCACCAGGTCAGTTTGATAGATCAACTCAATTAGGTCAAATAAATCCAGACATTGTAAAATATGTAAACAATATGTTTCAAAAACTTGGCATATTAAACGCAGCGTCAAAATATAATAAGTACAATGGTCTAAAAGTTACCAACGTAGTATTACATATCGCTAAACCAACAGATGAAAATTGGAAACAATTTTTATATGATTGTAAAACAGTAACTAAAACAACCAACTTACATATAGACCCAAAAGAAAATGTGATGAAAGCAATGATGTATTTAAATGATATTACTGAAGATGATGGTCCGTTTGGTTATGTAGAGAAATCTCATAGATGGGTATATGATGATTTACAAAACATATTTGGCAGAGCCATATCAACTGGTAGTTATTGTCATAATCCACAAACCAGAGCTGCGGTATTTCAATTTCCAAAACAATTAAGAGTATCACATAATTTTGGTAGATTATTATTAGATGGTACAGAAGAACAAGAAAAATTATTAAAACAAGAAAAACTATTTACTAGTGACAAAGGTAATCTATGTGTCTTTGACCCAGCTGGTATGCATAGAGGAGGTATTTGTAAAACAGGAACTAGAATTGCTTTACAAATATTAATGAAATGAAATTAAGTGATAACGTATTAAAGAAAAGAGTATTTAAACAACACATATTAGACTTACATTTAAAAGATTTTATGTTAGGTCAAACAACTCCATACCTCAATTTATATAAAAATACAATTGATGTAGGTGCGGCAACTGGTATGTATGCTAGTCACTTTGCGCAACACTCTAAAAACGTCATATGTTTTGAAGCAGTACCACCTGTGTACGAACAACTAGAAAAGATTAAACAAAAACACAACAATGTAATCACACACAATTTAGCAGTGGCTGATTTTGAAGGTGTATCAGGTTTCTATGTAGATGATAAAAGATTATCTAATTCAGGTTTTCAAAATCTAGTTGATGGTCCAATGATAGAAGTAGATACTGTCACAATAGATAGTATGAAAATTAATGATGTAGGGTTTATGAAGATAGACGTAGAAGGTGTAGAGTTAGATGTTTTAAAAGGTGCAGTAAATACAATATTAGAATATAAACCAACTTGTATGGTTGAGATATATGCTAAGTTTAATAAGTACCACGTGGAAACTACATTTGAATTTTTCTTTGTTAGAGGTTATAGATGTTTTTATAATCACAAAGGTCAAGGTTTAAAACCTGTAAGATCAATAGAAGAAGGTGTGGAGGCAACAAGGATACCAGAAATAACAGACGGTGATTTTTTATTTACAATATGATTATAACACACGACATACCATGGGCAGCATGTTTATCTCACCAAATATTTCCAGCTATAAAGAAAGGTTGGAAAGAGTCAAAGACAAAACCTGTACATTTTTTTTGGGGTCTAGGCTCTAATAATTTACAAGAGATAGCACAAGTTAAAGAAAAAGGTGAAGAATGGTGGATGGTAGACGTTGGTTATATCACAGATCAAATAACAAGATACCCAACACCATCAATAGACAAATACGATACCACATACTTTAGAATAGTCAAAGGTAATTTACATATGACCATGGGTGATCCTGGTGATGGCTCACGTCATAAGAGGTTATTACAACAAGGTATAGACGCAGAGTTTAAAGGTTGGAATACTGGTGAATGTAAACACATATTACTAGCGCCATCATCACCAACTGTTTGTGGTTATATACATAATTTATCACAAGAAGATTGGATCAAACAATCAACTTCAGAAATAAAATGTTATACAAATAGAACTATTAAAATGAGAAATAAACCAAGACCTAATAACGAATGGTGGGGTACTGATATAAAAGATGACTTAAAAGATTGTCATGCACTAGTGACTAATATGAGTTTGTCAGCAGTTGAATCTGTGTTAAATAAAGTGCCTGTGGTGACACATCAAAATAATGTATGTCATTATGTATCAGGTAGATTAGAAGATATAAATGAACGTAGAATGCCAGCGAGAGAAGACATGACCATGTGGTTAAGAAGTGTGGCTAACAATCAATTCACACTACAAGAGATAGAAGATGGTATAGCCTATGATATGTTGAAGGATCAATATGAAAATTAGATATTACAAAAATGTTAATGGTGCCAGATGGATTGGTTTTGGTTTAGCAATGTTAAGTGTGTTTATATTATCTAGTGCAAACATAGCAACACAATGGGTAGGTTGGTCGTTAAGTGTAGTATCCTGTGTGATGTGGGTATACTTTGGTTACAAAGATAGAGATTGGGCAAGAACACTTATGGAAACAATGTATCTAGTAATGAGTATGAGAGCAACTTACAACTGGTTATTAATATGATAAACTTTGCTTGTGTATATTATGGTGACAAATACACTTTTACATATGTAAAAAATCTATACAATATGGTTAAAAGAAATTTTACTATACCACATAGATTTATTTGTTTTACAGATAATACAGTCATACACAAACAAAGAGATTTTAAAGACAAAGATATAGAATTTAGACAATTCAAAAGACACGATTTCAATGGTTGGTTTAATAAATTACAATTGTTTAGTCCTGATAGTAATTTAGAAGGTAATACTTTATATATGGATTTAGATGTGGTGATTATGCAGAATATAGAATGCTTCGGTTATATGGGTGAGAGTAAGAACTTTATAGGTATGAATGACTTTAATCCCACTAGTGGTTTATTTAATTCTAGTATTATGAGATTTAATAACAAATATCATAATGTAATATGGGAACAATATCTAAAGAGAAGAACAGAGTTTAACAGCTCTCATGGTGACCAAGAGATTATTACAGCATTAATTAAGAATCACAAAGACACAATTTCATTTCCAGACGAGTGGACACAATCATATAAATGGTTAAATCGTAAGGGTGATAGATACCATATATCAAAACAAACTTATGAACAAGACCCAAATGCCAAGGTTTGTGTATTTCATGGCAGTCCAAATCCACACGATTCGACACAAGAATGGGTACAAAAGCTGTGGAAATAGACATAAATGTGTCTAAAATAAGAACAAAATAAGAACATTTACTAAAAAACCCAGTAAAATAAGGGCAAAATAATCCAAATTAACCCTTGATTCTATCTACAATCCTGATATTATAATAGTATGAAAACAACAAAAAGGAGTACACACTAATGAGTAAAGTTAAACAATACTATACAGACTTGACAGAAAAACAAGTTGATGATATTATACTATCATATAAGAATAATAAGATTACAAAACAAAACGCTATAGATAAGATTATGAAGTTAGATAATTTAGAACTAGTTGGTATTGATGAATACAATATTGATGAAGTTGTTGATGATATATTTTATGATCAGAAAGTGAGTGCCTAGTGAGTACGTTTAACGTTTGTTATTTAAGAGAGTATATAGACCCAGAGAATGAAGCAGAAACATTTTCTGCATACGAGACTATATACAGAAACGTACCTATCAAGTATCTTAAAAAATTTACAGATGAAAAAATGAAAATGAAAATGTTAAAATTTTGTGATTGGAACTATAAAGATAGTGCCGCTAATTTTACAAATGTTACTAACATTGAGATCATTATGGAAAAAGATTATTACCTTTCTTACTATGATGTGTTTGGTAACAGCGTTGATGATGAGAAAGATAAAAAAAGAATGTTTAACGATTATGGTCAGAACTGGGACAGACAATCTATGAGAAAAGATTTTAATCCTTCTTTGACTAAATCAAAGTTATTACATTATAACAATGAAAAAACTTTTAATTGGACACATTGATGAAATATAACGAAGAAAAAATTATTAAAGAAATATCAGATTACATATCTGGTACATACACAGAACATTATAGTACAACCAAAGATGGTTTCCAAGTACAAGATATGTTAAGACATTTAGGTATTGACAAAGACTTCTGTCAAGCCAATGCAATCAAGTATCTTGCTAGATATGGTAAAAAGAATGGTAAGAATAGAAAAGATTTACTAAAAGCAATTCACTATGTAGTTTTATTAATGAGTAGTGAAGATAATAATAAGGAGGACACAAATGATAATTAAACTAGGTGATATAATAACAGACGATAGAGGTAGAACTGGTGAACTAATAAACATTGGTATCGCTATGGAAAAAGGTGACGTGGCCGCAGAGTTAGATTCTGCTGCAAGTGTTAAACAATACGATACAGACTTTAACTATACAGGCGCAGTGACTTTTGGTAGTAATTGGTGTTATCTATATCAAATAAAAGACGTATCTACAAAAGATGATTCAGACGTAGATGTTGCTTTAAACCAAGAAATAGAGTGGTGGAAGTAATGCCGTTTGATCCAAAGTGTTTACGAAATACTAGAGAACAATATGTATTACAAAATATTGAGTATTATAAAGTCACAGAATATATTGGTAGATCAAATTGGAAAAGATATTACTTTGATACTTACAAAGAAGCAGTTAAGGCATTTAGAAAGTTAAGATTAACAAAAAGAAAGGTATTGATTTATGCTTGTAGAGACGATAAGTTAGGCGAAATTTCTACAGGACTAAACGATAGATTTACAAATGAGCAATCAAAGACCAGGTAAATACGAAAAAAAACTAGATAGAAACGGCGACATGCAAGTGTTTAAGTTTTTTAAGACAGCTCAAAAAGTATTAAAAGATGCTGATAAAGAAGATGAGGCATTTAATATGGAACAAATGGTTGACTGGTTAAGAAGTGGTAAACCATTACCTACAAGTGAGGAACAAGTAATAAAGGCGTTAGGTATATGACAACTAAAAGTTGTATAATTAGGGGGGTATGTAGTATCGACTCACCCTTGTTTTGCTCGCTCAGCGGTCGCTCAGCGGTACAAATTCTAGTAAAATCAACGTTTTTTATGGGGTTGACAAATAAATCAATTCCTGATACTATTAACACTATAAACTAAACAAAGGACAATAATATATGATATATACAAAAGAACTACTATTCAGTGAATTTAAAGAAGTGACTAAAAAAGATGAGAAAAGTAAGAAACCATCTTTTAAACATAGAATCGCTTATCTACAATCATTAAAAGAAGACTTTGATAAGTCACCTAAACATTTTAGTAATTTAAATATAACTAGTCAACAACTTCAAAATTTGATTGATGACTGGTCCGCTCCAAAACCAATTGACGCATTCTATAAAAGAATCTTCGGTATGACTTTCGCTGAGAAAAAACAACAAGAAGAACTAGAATACTTTATTTATGAAAATGGTGAAAAAAAAGAAGTTAGAAAATCTAAACAAGAAACACAATCAATACATTAGATCATTAGGTATTGAGATTGATGTTGACAGTGGCGAAATACTACAAGATAGACATGGTGTACCTATGCCA